GCTAGATCAAATGCTGCTAGGACTATTATTCCAACCAAGAGTATAGAACATAATGGTCGCCATGTTGCGGTGATCCAGTGCTTGGAACTCGATTCTGCAATTGAGATTTGAGCTTTCGTTTCCAACACCTTTGACTCAAATTTGAGTAACTCTTGTTGAGCTTTCGCTTGAGTTTTTGCAAGCTCATTCCTGAGCTTTCCTCTTTCTTCTTCTGAGACATGTATTTCATCTATAATCTCCGATGCAGGTTTAAATATATCTGTTATAAAGCTTAGTATACTCATTTCTTTTTAGATCTATATGCCATTCTTCCGGCAACACTCTTTGATCGTGTAGGACCAACTTGAGTTTTCCAAACACTATCTAAAGCGTCTGATTTTACTTTATTCCAATTCCCACTTTTAAAAGATTGTTTAAGCTTTCTAAACTTATTTACTCTAGTATAACCTAAATTGAACATAAATTCTACTAAGGCAGATTTCTGTACATTATTTAAATTTTTTATATCATTTACTCTAATGTATTTTTCCATATCACTTATTGCAGTTTGTAAATCTTTCTGTAAAAGTATATCAGAGTTTTCTTTTGACATAGAGGTTGTTATATTTTTATCAGTTAGTAGTTTGTCTTCATTTATAGTTAAACCATACTTAGTGACAAATTTATTTAAAGCTGTTCTTTCTTCTTCAGATCCTTTAGCAGCTTTTGTAATAAGATGTCCTGTACCTACAGTAAGATAACCTAAATGATCTCTATACACAGAAAGGATCTCCCCTTCATGTTTCTTCACTTTTCCTAAAGCATATTCAGACATTTTAAAAGCAGGAGAGCTTTCTTCAGGTGGGATAATTTCTTTTTCTAAAGCAGCTTTTTCTTCCTTTTTTGTTTTAGTTACTTTATAAGCCCTTTTATGTAATTCATCAGCAGATAACTTTTTTCTCTCTTCTTGCTCTTTTACTAATCTAGCATGATCTCTATCAAATTGAGTCTCTTCATATTTAAGTATTTTTTGTTTAGGGGCAAATTCGGCTTTTAAAGAAGCTCTTTCTTCTTCAGTTATAGTATTTAAAATTGTATCTACAGATTCTGTATTCAACTTATATCCCTTTTGATTTAAGGTAGAAGAAAATACAGGCTGCAGCACCAGACAAAATAAAAGTAACGAACTTATAATTATCTTTAAAAAAGTGCACCACGTAAAGCGGTTTAATATCTGTTTCAATATTTTCAAGTCTCTCCTCCAATAAGTCAGTTCTCTTTATATGGTACTTTAAATCGCCTTCCATACGAATCTGACTTTCTCTAATTGTTTTAACATCCTTTTTTAATTCTTCCATAACTACTCAGTAGCGGCTTCTTCTGTATATTGCTTAAAGTTTAAAGGACGATCTTCAGTTTCTTTATCCTTTTTTGATTTTTCAACCGCTTGTTTTAACTTAAATTTTAATAATACTTTTTTTAATCTTTCATCCATTTTAGTCCTTCCTTTGTAATTTGTTAGCTATTTTATTATACTGTAAAGTTCGCTTTGGAGCAACCTCTACAGATAAATCGGGTATATTTTTAGTTTGTCTAAACTCTTGTAATAATTGCTTTCTTTGACGAAGTTTATACTTAGAGTTTATTTGACTCTCGATAGATTGAACTTCTTGATCAGTAACAGCTTTTCCATCAAATCCTATGCCGGGTTCAATTAATTTTTTCATTACAGAATCTTGAGACAAAGCACTCATAATAAGTCCTATAGAATTTTGATCTTCATTATCTATTGCATTTCTTAACGCTTTTGCCTCTGTATATTTCTCATTTTGTTGTAATACAGTTAATATAGCATCTTTTCTAGCAATTACTTCCTGACTTGATCTAGATATAGGCTTATCTTCTAAAGCTATTAAAGATTGAGCTTCAGTCAAAGATTGTCCTAACGCAGCATGACTAGTTCCGGCACCTTGTATTATTTTATGAGCTATTTTTGAATACTTTTCTGGATTAGCTGTAAACTTTTCTGAAAGTTTTTTCATACTTACCGCTAAAGTAGCAGGTGCTTGTGCACTTGATAAGAACATATTCATAGCTCCGGCAGCGACTACTGCAGGGGCAGCTCCAATTCCGACACTTTTAGCTAAAGCACCTGTCATTAGACCTCTAACATTTAATATATCTTTAAGTTGTTTTACAGCACCTGTTGCATTAACTTCATCTACTTGTTTTAGAATTGTAATTCTAGCATCACTTAAATCTCCATAATCTATTTTCGCTTGTTTATAAGCAGCTAATAAATCAGGATTATTTATATTTAAGTTAGAATTATTAACAATCCCTTCTAAATCTCCAGACATTTGACCTACAATTTTATTTTCTACTTCATTTATTTTATGGGCAACATTATCTGAATACTTAACTCTACCTACAGCATCTAAATTTCTATGAGCTATATCAGTTTTTACAGTATGTAATCGGTTTAAATCAAAATTTTCTTTATATTTTAAAATAACTTTACCAGTATCTTTATCAATTTTATCAGTACTTTCTTTAAAGATACCATCTAACCAATCTTCTAAGTTTTGTGCAATTTTTTGAGTTCCCGGATCATCAGAATTCTTTAAAGGACGAACATGGTTATATAAATATCTTTTATGAAGTAATTCTGGATCAATCGCCTTACCTACTTCTTCATCAACAGTTTTTAAAATTTGACCTATTTGATTACCTTTTTCTTGCTGTAAAGTAATTATTTTATCTTTTGTTTCTTCAAAACTTTGTTGAGGAGCGAATAAAGGTTTATTATTACTAGTTTTCATTTTGTATAAATTGTCAGACCATTCTGACATATCTCTTCCTTGTGACCTAAGTTTTCTACCTAAATGTATTTTATCAAAAACTCCCCTTATACCAATTGCTTCAGCTACAGTACCGGAACTTAAGCTTTTCATTGCAGCTTGACCTCCTTTCATAGCCATACCTAGACCTTTACCTGCAGCAGTTGCTCCTAAAGCAATACCTGCACCAGTTAGTCCGGCATTTAAACCTTGTTCTAAAGATATCATTTCACTTCTTTTTAAATGTCTTGAATAACCTACTCCTGCTAATCCGGCTTGAGTTATTGCTAAAGCAGGGTGAGTTAAAGAAGTAGCCACACTTGTACCTATTTCAGCAGCATCAAATAATTCTGGGTTTTTTGCTTTAGAGGCATCGAATGCATCTTGACTATCATTCCTATGTCTAATGTAGGCTTCTCCATATTCAGATATGTCAGCATCACCTGTAACTACATCTTTAGCAGCTCCGACAGCCCCGGCAATATTTGGAGCAAATCCTTGAGTTACACCTGATGCGGCTCCTCTGTAAACAGCTTCTTCTTCAGAAACTTCTTCTTGAGTAGGAGGAGGTAAATCTCTTGGGGAAGATACAATGTTACTTAATCCACTATCCCCACTATCTTCATTACCTTCAAATTCCGCTTTTAATTCGGCAATTTCTTCGGGAGTTAAATCATTTATTTCCATAATAATCCTTACTGTTGTAATTTCCTATATAGTTCTGCTCTTTGTTCTTTACTTAATTGTTCTAATCTTCCAGATGATTTACTACTTTCTTGTGGTAATGATTGAGAATATTCTTGTAACTGTTCTTCAGTAGCAGGATCTTTTACTTGACTTCCTTTAGACAATCTATCTCTTATTTTTTTAGTAGATTCTAATCTAGGAGCAATCCAAGCTTTCCAAGTTTTTTCATCATCTAACATAGTTGGAGCCGGAGATAAAAATAATTTCATTTCTTTATCAGAAATTGCACCTTTAGTTTTTGCTACACGTAGAAGGGCATCATCTACTTTTAATTTTTCTAATAACAATCTTCCTGCAGCTTTAGGGTTTCCTCTTAATTTATCAAAAGTTGCCCCCAATGTTCCATCTATAAATCCAGTTACACCTCCTTCATCTAATAATTTATTTGCTTTTTCCATATCTTCAATTGAATTATTAGTGATATCTAAAGATGCTTCTTTACTATCTAAAGCTTTACTAACTTTTAGTTGATGAATTTCTTGTTTACGTTGTTGGTCAGCGTTTCTTGCATTTTGTCTAGCTTGAGCTTCCATTTTAGCTATTCTTTCCCTAGACTCTATTTCTGCTTTTTGTCGATCTATAGTAGCCTTTTGATAAGGGGTCATAGTGTTTTTCTGCAGTAAAGCTTGTTGTTCTAGTTGTTGTTGAGCAATGGCTTTTTGACGTTGTAATTGTAGTTGTTGGTACTGATCACTTGCTTTTTGTCCAGCTTCCATTCCTCCAATTTGTCCTCGGAGTCCTCCTCCACCCATGCCACCAACTATTCCACCAACTAAAGCAGGGGTCATTGCCGCCAATGCTTCTTTTAGTTGTTCTGCCAATGTAGGCTCTTTATTGTCTGCCATTTTTATCTCCTATTATTCTAAGTCGTAATATTCTTTACTAGCCTCTGATATATAATTTTGTAAGTCTATTGGAAAATTTGCTACATTATCTTGATCTGCCATAAGAAAATCTAAAAAAGTTTTCCCTCCACCAAGAGCGAACATTTTTTCTTTTAAAGCTAAGTCAGTATCTTCTTTCCTAGTATCCATAGAAAATGTACCTAAATCTTTTATAGCTTCTCCTCGTTTATCTGCTTCTGCCATCATTAAACTTCTTTCAGAAGCTAGTTGAGATTCTGCTAATTTTTGTCCTAAATCTTGTTGCATCATTTGAGCCGATGCTCCTCTAATTCCGCCTCTTGACATTTGTCCTCTAGCTTGAGATAGTTGACGATCAGTTTCTGATTTAGCAGATTGTCTTGCAGCACTTCTCATTCTCATCATATCCTGTGTACTGTAAACACCCTTATCTACACGTTCTTGCAACGCATTTAAAGCACTTCTAACTTGAGGATCTTCTGACATACGAGGTAAACGACCTAGAAAATCTGTTCCCCATGTTGCCCCTGATTCAAAAGCACCACCTGCTTTATCTCCTAGAGCAGTTTTAATACCAGAATAATCTACATTATTAGATATTCCTTCTGCAGAAGTATCTCTTAAAGGAGTAATATTACTTCCTTGAGCAATGGTTGCTATATCTGTATTATTATTTAAAGACCCTGCCTCTGTTGGAGTTGTTGGAGTTGTTGGAGTTGTTGGAGTTGTTGGAGTTGTTGGAGTTGTTGGAGTTGTTGGAGTTGTTGGAGGTTTATTTGCTTCATCAAGAATATCTTGAGCATTACTTGCTATTTCTGTTTCTGTAGTAGTATATATTTTATCTTTTTCAGCTTGAGCTAATTGAAATTCATCTCTTTCATCATCACTCATACCGCCTAGGTTTATATTCTCAGATACCTTATCTAAAGCCGCACCGCCTCCTTTTGTAGCAATATATGTAGCACCTGCTGATGTAGCACCCCATGTTGCACTTGCAGCGGTAATTTCTGCCGCAGTCATTCCCATAGCTGCTGCTGCTTCTGCTGCATAAGCTGCCCCTACAGGTCCTCCGACCATTATAGCAAATGCTATTTCAGGGTTTTCACCAAAATAATCCATTACAGGTCTAATAACACCATCTCCAACCGCACCAACTGCTTCTGTTACAATACCTCCTAAACCTTCTTCTCCAACTGTGTGCTTTATTACAGTAGTTGCTCCTTCCCCTACAAAACCAAGAGCATCACTAACAAAACCAGATAGTCCACCTGATTTAGTTGTTTTAGGAGTGACATCTTTTACAGACATTCCACCATCACCTTCTCTTGTAATTTTTATATCTCTATTTCCAACCCTAATTTTGTCATCATCTTTTTCAATTTCAATTTTGCCAGTTTTAATATCATCTCTTATTTTATTTTTTATATCCTCATCTGTTAAAGAATCTATTTTACCATGTTTATCAGCTGTGTCCATTCGTGTATTTGCCCTAACACTTTTCATAGCATCATCATCGTTAGTTAAAGTGTCAAATATTTCTTTTTCTTCTGGTGTCATCTGCCCATGTACTGAAGGTGCCGTATCTGCTTCTTCAGTCTTTTTAATAGCTTTTGTTGTTGCAGCCATATCTCCTTTTTTAGATGTGGTAACAGTAGGTTTAGTAGGACTTGTGGTATTTTTTACAACCTGCTCTACACCTGCCTTTGAAAAATCAAATGTCATAGGTATTGGATAAGAGTTTTGAGTAGGTTTATTATGAGCGTGTTGAGGCAAAACCATAGAGAATTTACCACTAAAGAAAATATCCTCATTAACAGGTTTGTAGCTTTTAAGGAATTTATCTACTGGAAAAGTTTTATAAGAACCCTGACCAGAAGTAGATCTCCTAAAATTATCTACAATATAATGAGCTTGATTATACTGAAGTTTATTATAATCATACTCAGCTTTTTCTTTTTCGTAATTAGGATTAGAAATCCATCCAAATGAAAAACCCTTCCTACCCATTTTGCCCGGGGATGGTGGATTTATACCTGTTTCCTTAGTATATAAATCTGGAATTACCTGTATTCTCTTTTTCGTTGACATATTTACCTCATAAAAACTACTGAAATTTTAACAGTAGCAGATCCGTTGTTTTTTAAATATAAATGATTTGCTGTCCAAGGTTTACTACTCGGATCAGATTTAGTTACTAGTCCATTTCCTTCTTGACTTGTAAGTATGTATTTACTAGGGATGATGTTTAATTCGTTTCTAATTTTCAAATCATCTCCTGCAGATATGGATATATTGGAAACTTGAAAAGATTTAGTATTATCTAATAAATCTAATTCAGATAATCCCGTTCTTAGCATTTCTAAGAGGTCTTTTAAATTTAATATATTTCCAAAATCAAATTTCATTATTCTTTTATCTCCGCTCTATATGGAGCCGCTACTTCCACCTCATAACCCGAGAGTAATATATTTGAGTTTACTTCATTATTTTCAAAACCAATCAATATAGATTTACATTTTTTATTAGGTAGTTTAGATTTCATAAAAGGAATAATTACGCTCCCCCAAGGAGTATTTCCGTACTGAGCATTTTCTCCCCATCCATTACCATAACCACCTGACATATCAAAAGTTAAGGTTGCTAATGTATTATCTACATAATCTGTTTGTATATTTGTAGTTAACTTAAATGTAGATGTTTCAAAATCCGAATTTGTATCATACGAATGTACTTTTAATTTTAAATATTTTTTAAATATAGATGGAGAACCCGAATGTTCCCAATTTGTTTTATAAACAGCACTAATGGCTTTCTCATGATCTGAGTAATCTATGTCTGTATTAGTATCTTTTATTTTATTTAAAGTACATGCATTTACAGAAATATCCCCACCCCTACTATTAAAGAAATACTCGGAATCACTTGTACCACATACTCCTCCAGTTAAGTCTATTCCTTTAAATTTAGACCATGCTTTTCTAAAGTAGTTATATACAAATGTTTCAGATAAGTCTATATCAGTACCTGCTGCAGGTCCGCTTATAACAGAATCTACAGGTAAAGTAAGTACATAACTGTCTTCTTTAATCCAGTTCATAGCTACTGCTTTTTTAAAGTTAAATGTTTTAGTTATATTAAAAAATTCAGGTTGAATAGGATAACTTACTTCTGTAATAGATGCTCCCGGAGCTACGGCATATATACCTCTTTTAGATAAGAAGAATAATGTTCCTTTAATTTCTTTAATAGAAGCATGAGCTGCACAACCTACTAATTCATCTCCTCCAACTTGTGCTAAAGGAAGTCCTCCTAAAGAAAGTGTACCATTAGTTGAAAAGACTGATTCATCTTGAAAAATATATAAATTATTATTTAAAGTACCTAATCCAGTTATTTTAGATCCTAAAGGATGCTCAGTTTGCTGACCTCCGCTAACAGGAAAATTTTCTGGATTATTAAAATCTTTACTGTATTTAAATGTAGTGGGTTCAGAGTTAATACCTGATACAACAAGACATCCTTGGTGAGAAGTTATATACTTACCTGAAGGTATACCACTGTATTGTAATTCTGAAAATTCCTGAAAGATCTCGTTTGCTTGTAATTGTGTATCTGTAAGCTGGTCTATAACAATTTGAGTAGCTGTAGTTCCATCATTAACTACTTCATTTGCAAGATAAAAATTATCTATTGCAGATGCCCCATCAATAGTTCTCCAAATTCTAATTTTTAAATTAGAAGAATCAGTATCATATCCAGAAGTATTTAAAATATTATTTACTGTAACATCTACCTCATTATTAGAGGGTATTGTAATAGCTTGAGCAGGAGTAGAAGGATAACTATGTATTATATTACCTTTGGCATCTGTATAAATATATTGAATTTTATATAAAAAAGTTCCAGAATGCATAGGTCCTGAAGGATTAACTGCTAAACTAGGTACCGAAGGAGTTGGTAAACCTGCTTTGTAAATTCTAGTTCCATCATATTTAAATATTGGATTAGATTCTCCTGAAGCAATATAGAGACAATCTCCTAATTGCGTAGTAGAGACATTTTCATCTACAGATCCCGGAAGTTGATTCATATTTAAATCTAAAGTATATCCTGTCGGTGCAGTTAAAGCTGTTTCATTATACCAGTTAATCTCCGTAGCTGCATTTGAAATTAATAAATTATTTTGAGGATCTATTACAGCAGCTTTTATAGATGCACTAGTTGTTCCCCCTACAGTTATAGAAGGTCCGTAAGCATAAATTCGCCAATTATATCCCCCTGTTCCTACAACAGTATCATTTACATTTGTATCAAAAGTACTTGCACCTACATCTATAGCAGTTATAGTACCTAAATTTCGTATATCTGCTCCATAATAAGCATAGACTGTATCTCCAACTACAAATTGCTCAATAGAATATCCAAAAGCGACAACTTCTATTCTAGTAGTAGATCCACTGGGATTAGTTCTTGCATAAACATTAGCTCCAATATAAGTTACCGCTGCTTCTATTTGGGTAACTAAATTATCTATACTAGGATCACTTACAGTGCCAGTTCCTAGATCATAACTCATTATTTCTCTAACACCTACTTGTTGAAGGATATAGTTATCATCCACAGATATTTCATCCTCTACTTCTAAAGTCTCAGCATCTGCTTTTAGAATTAAAGTTCCTTGTTCCTTACCCGGATCATTTTTATCATAATATAGTAATGTCATTCCTGCTTTAAAAACATGTCCTGCATATACTGGAACAATCTTACTTTCAGAAGTATCTCCTTTAGATGACTGTAGTAATCGTTCATTTGCTCGTAAGGTAGCAATCATACTAGAACCATTAGCTTTTATATCTAAATAAACAGCATTATCACATCTAACAGTGTTAGAAAAATAAGTAGCTTGATCATTACTTTCTCGAGTATTAGTAAGAACTAATGTAACTGTTTCCATTTTACTTGCAGTCTCATTTCCAAAAGTTATTAATTCTTCTGTAGTTAAACCTGTAGAAATATTTACATTTTTATAATTAACTAAACCAAATCCATGCGATCCTGTAGAAGTAGTATTAATTGCTAAAGATCTAAAACCTTTTCTTTTTACTAAAGCACCATTCTTACGAATAATTACATTATCCATTGCTGTAGAATAATCAGAAGTCTTTAATAATTCAGAACTTCTTAAATTCAGTCCTTTAAAAGATCCTAGTACTTTAGAAATTTGGTGTTGTACGCCCATTATGATATCGTCCAATCATCCCAACTAGTTAGTTGAGGTATATATTGTATATCTTCACTTACAACAGAGTAACTTTTTACAATATCGGTTGACATTAATTTTAATTCTTTCTCTATTTCTATAGAATCTATTGAAGAATCTCTTTTTAATATTTTCCATGCAGCATATGCTATTAAGTATCTTTCTACAGAAGCATCTAATTCTGAATGAGTACTAGTAAACTTTCCACCTACTATAAAATCTCCTGCAGAGATTGTTTCTCCAGATTCAAATGTATGTGTATCCAAGGTTACTAATCCAGTAGAAGAATTAATAGACAATAGAGGTATATTTTTCATTTTAGTTTCGCCATTCTTATCTACTACACATATGTAATTATGTTCTTCTAAAGAGGATTTATCTATATTCTTACTTGGATCTGCTTTTAATGTAGTTATTGTATTACTTCCAAGAGTAACACTTTTGACTTCAGCTCTTCTTAAATCTAGTTCATTTATTCTTTTTATATAAAATACTCTTAATTTACCTGAAGCATTGTTAGGATCGGGTGTTAAAGCTATTTTACCGGAATATCTAGTATAATGTGCAGGAGCACCTTCTATACCAATATTTTTACGTTTAAAAGATACTTCATCTAGAGGATAATAACTATTCTCACTACCATCTGGAGAATATTCTACATGTAAGAGTTTATTTCCTAAGAAAGCATTTTTAGGTATGTCTACAGTAGAATCACCTGATGTAAATCCTGTAAATGTAGTCTGTTCTACAAATACGTCTGGATGTTGAGCTACAATAATAGATTGTATATTATATTGAGCATCATTTATATATTGTATAAATTCTGAGTCTTGTATCCCAATGAAATCTGCAGAATCTTCATTTTCTGTTTCCTTCCTTACTTGATCTATTAAATATTTTACATATCTACTCATTTTATATCCTATAAGCTAATTACGTCCTTTAAAGTATTTTGAAGACCCGATAAAGCATTTAATTTTCTATCTTGTGCCATTCGTCTTTTTTGTGCTTTTAATTCTCGCTCTTGACGTGCTTGTTCTAATTTTATTAATTTTGCTCTTTTCTGTGCCCCAAGACCACCAATTATAGCACTTCCAATTGCTACATAAGGATTCCCACCACTTCCAATTAAACCGCTTAATCCAGCTTTAATAGCTCCTTCTGCAGTAGACGTTGATTTAGAATCTCCCATAGCCAATTTTGCTAATTTGGATTTATCTTTATTAGAAGTACTACCACCTCCACCAAAAAGATTTCCCATAAAATCATTTACTCCACCTGTCATAGAACTCCACCAATCTGTTTCTGGTGCAGGTACATTTCTAAAACTTTCATCGCTAAGCATACCCATTATTTTCTCCTTATAATACCGTAAAGACTTTATATTTCATTGTTATTGTACCACTTGATCCTGTGGTATATTTTAATAAACCTCCCTCTACTGTGAAGATAATTCCTAAATTTACACTTCCACCAGAGGTATATCCCCAGTCATTGTGATTTTGCATATTTCCTGCCGCATCTAACATGATTATCATAGCTCCATAAGCAGCATAAGTCTGAGCATCTTCAGTCAAACTATAATTTACTCTTACCACATCTCCAGTATTTATATTTATTACCCCTGTATCAGTTGGCGATACTACTCCTCCAAGTAATGTTGCTGTTCCAGAAGAGATAAAATCTGCTCTTTTTGCATCGGTTACAGCATCATCTGCTAAAGCCGTTTCAGTAATTTGAGTACCTTTGCCATTTCCAGTATGATCATGTTCTACTATATTCATGAAGCATTGTTCTCTCATTACCTCTTCCCAATTAGTCGTTCCTCTAGTCGGGACTTGTATTTGTAGCTCTGATTCTTTTCCTAACGATATGTAAGGCATATTAAACTCCGTAGTATAATTTAATAGATTTCGGTGAACCTTTTATACTTGATGCTTTTATAAAATGCGTTAAAGTATTTTCAATCTCCGTTACACCTTTTTTGCATAATGTATCTAATTCTTGTATAGTTTCTTTATTTGGTGAATGGCTAATTTTACAACTCCCACTTCCTTCAACAAGAATTACAATATTCTTTGCATTAGAAGGAATTAAGTGAAATTCCCCATCTAGTATATCTATAAAATGTGATGCTACTGCCATATTTTTCTCCTATTTTTGAGTTCTATAATATAAATCTAATTTACATAATACGTTATCTGTTCCCCCTTGGATACATGTTGCTCTAACATGAGGTAAAAGGGGTGTATCTATTATTGCACATTGACAAGCCGAACCTGCCGTACATTCAAATTCTATTACATCTCCGGCACTATCTGTAACCGCACTGAAACTAGATCCATCCGGACTGTGTTCTAAGGTAAATTTTACCGTAGCACTTGTACTTGGAGCTACTACTGTACATGTTGCACATAAGAGTAAATCTACCATATGATTTTCTATTGCAACCGAATCTCCTGTATGTATGGTTGCACCTGCTTGAGGGCAGGATACGTCTTTTAAAATACTAACAAAATTTCCTGATGCCATTATTTCTCCTTTCTATAAAATAGAGATGCTATACATTGT